GGCTCATTTGTTGCAAGCCTTACAAAAGATACTGATGATTATAGTAATTATTCTAACAATGCACAAACGGCACAATTTTAATGAGGTTTTAGAAAATGAATTTTGTTAAAAATAATTCTGTAAATTTTGGTTCAAAGGCAATAAATAATTACCTTACTGGAAATTTGCAAGGTGCAAATGCCGTTAGTGAAGATTTTAACAATTGGAATATTGTAGATGAGAATGGTCAAAGAGTTTTAACTTTTGACAGCTTTATAAAAAGCTCTGTAAATTCAGAAAGTAAAGTAACACAAATGCCAGTAGAAAAAGGTTCATTTGTTGATTATAACATCGTAAAGACACCATTAAATATGAGTGTTACCCTTGTTAAAAGTGGCTCAAGTGATGAATTAAGCGAGTATGTTAATACTTTGCTTGAATTAGTTGACAGTACAAAATTAGTGACTGTTATCACGCCAGAGAAAGAATATAATAATATGAAAATTGTTAAGGTTAATTTTGACCGTTCAACAGATAATGGCGTGAATATTATTCTTGCAGAGTGTAATTTCTTGGAAATCAGGCAGGTGCAGAGTAAATACGGAAATGCAAGACTTCAAGGCAAGACTTCAAGAGGCTTACAACAGCCAAAAGCTAAAGCTAAAGAAACATCAGGTCTAAAGGGCATTTTAGGTTATATTTCTTAAATAAGGAAAAAATTGTTATGTTAGAAATTCCTTTAAACAATGAAAAAAATCAAGAATTTAACATTATTCTTGATGAGCAGGAATGTACTATACAAGTGCAGGAATTAAACAATAATTTATATTTTTCTCTTTATGCAGATGATAAACAAATTATAGAAAATACCTTAGTAAATATTGGCATCAGAATTTTACATAATAAGCCTTTTGATTTTAAAGGTAATTTTGTATTTATAGATACATATTCCAAAGCTGATGAGCAAAAGAACCCTAATTTTATGCAGTTAGATACAAGATTTAAGCTGTATTTTTTAACTGCCGAAGAGGATTTGAGAATTGGCAATAACTGAAATAAAAGATAAAAGCCGTAAAAGTGAAAACTTTAATTATACGACTTTTACAGAGAAAAAATTACAGATAAGAATTACTTTATCAAAAGGCAAATTCAAAAATCAGGAAGGTAATACATACATAATCAACGACTTAGCAATGTCAGTTAAAGTTGAGAAATTAGGGGCACCAGACTTTGGCAAGGCAACGGCAGAAATCTACGGCTTGCCATTAGACGTGATGCAACAGCTTACAACTCTGAATATGACCCCTTTGTACACCTTTAAAAATTATATAACCATTTTTGCTGGCGATGATAAAAACGGATTAAATCAGATTTATAGTGGTGCAATTACTGGGGCAAGCTGTGATTTTAATTCTGCACCAGATATAAAGATGAAGATTGAAAGCCGTCAAGGCTTCTTTGGCTCTGTAACATCTCAAGATGAAAATTTTATAAAAGGTTCAATGTCTGCGAGTGATTTTATTTCGCAACAAGCAAAAAATATAGGCTTTTCATTCAAAAATGAAGGAGTTACAAGCTCTGTTAAAAATGCTTTATTTACTGGCTCACCTATTGAGCAGATTAGACAATGTGCTTCGCAAATTGGAGCAGAAGTTATTATTGATGATGAGCAAGTAATTTTATTAAAGTCTGAAAGAAAAGGAAATGTACCGATTTTGTCAAAAGATAGTGGCTTGCTAGGTTATCCTGTTATGACACAAAACGGCATTGAACTAAAGGCTATATACAATAAAGATTTTCGCTTTGCTGGATTGATAAATATTGAAAGTGAAATACCTAGGACTTCGGGCACTTGGCGTATTATTAAATTATCTCATTCTCTTGATGCTAATTTACCTACATCAGGCAAATGGGAAAGCTCTATAACTGCTTTTTATCCTCATTTATCGGGTGCAGTTGGAAAATTCGTTTAAAATTCAAAGGTATATTATGGCAATTAACGAAAATAACAAGCGTGGTATGATATCAGCCTATGCTGGTACATCAGAATTCAACGGCAAGGAAGCACAAATAAACAAGCATATTCAAGATTTAAATACAACTTTTGTCGGTAAGGTTACAAATTGCACCTCTAACGGTGTTAATGGTTCAAAAACTGTTACTGCGATCAATCTAATTCAGCAGATTAACGCTGAAGGAAACGCATTAAAAAATATAGAAGTTTCAGACTTACCACATTATCGCTTACAAGCTGGAATAGGTGCAGTTATTCTTGATCCAGTACCTAATGACATAGGCATTTTTTCTTGTGCAAAGCGTGACATTAGTAACATAAACAAAGATACAAGCTCACCACAAGTGCCTGCAAGTTTTAGACAGTTCAACGGCTCTGATGCCGTTATGGTTGGAACAATACACACACAAACGCCAAAAGTTTACATACATATTCAACAAGATGAAACTATTACAGTAATTGCACCAAAAGGCTATAATTGTGAAACAAATCAAAAACATAGCGTAAAGGCAAATACTGCCGTGATTGATGCTCAATCTGTTACAATAACTGCCCAGAGCGTAACAATTAACGCACCTAATATCACGCTTAACGGCAATGTAACCATTAACGGCTCACTATCTGCAAGTGGCGTGATTAGTTCTGCTACTGATGTAAGCTCAAAGGGTAAGAGCTTCAATGCTCACACTCACGGTGGCGTTCAGAGTGGAAGCAATAGTACAGGAGTACCAAACTAATGACACAAAAAACATTAAAATTAAATGATGATTGGGATTTATTCGTTGACACTAAAGGCGATTTATCTGTAACAGATAAGACATCAAAAAATTATGCAATTGCTCAAAACGTTGCAAATGCCTTCCGTTTATTTACAAACGATGCTTATTATTTCACAGATGAAGGCATACCACATTTTTTAATTGAATTAAGGACTGATGCAAAATTCAATATCTTAAAAAGCCGTTTAAAATCAACGGCAAAAAAGATTGACGGTGTTCAAGAATGTGAAATAAAATTACTAAAAATTGAAGATAGAAACCTTATAGGCGTTGCGATGCTAACTTTGACAAATGGAGATAAGATAGATGTTAATTTTTAATGAAAAAACAGGCTTTTCAGTTCAAGAGCCTCAAGAGGTCAGAGAGGAAATCGCCCAAAGCTGGATCAATGCCTTTAAATCTGATGATACACCCGATATAAATACTGCTCCAGAAACTCCACAAGGTCAGATTATTGATGCTGAAACTTTGGCAATTACTCAGAAAGATGCAGAGCTTGCTTTTCTTGCTAATATGTTCAATCCGAAGACAGCTAGAGGAATATGGCAAGATGCCTTAGCTGAAATTTATTTTATTAAGCGTAAAAAAGCAGTAAATTCAAGATGTTACTGTGTATTAACTGGATTGAATGGTACTTTGATTGAAAAAGGCTCTAAAATTCAAAGTTCAGCAGATGGCACTTATTGGGATTTATTAGAAGATGTTACTATTAACGATAATAGCTCTGTTACTGCATTGTTTGAGTGCGAAAGTGAAGGAGCTGTAATTGCTTCACCTAACACTTTAAATAAAATTATTACAACTGTTGCTGGTTGGGATACTGTGAATAATATTCAGTCTGCTATTGTCGGCAGTCTTGAAGAAAGTCAACAGGCATTTGAAAAAAGGCGTTACGATAGTGTAGCTTTAAATTCAGTAGGTACAACTGCAAGCGTATTCTCAAGAGTTAATCAGATTGATGATGTTGTAGGTTGTTACGTTGTTGATAATAAGACAAATGTAAATAAAATTATTGATGATTATCTTTTAAAGCCTCATTCAATTTATGTTGCTGTGATAGGTGGAAGCAATCAAGATATTGCAGAAGCTATTTATCGCTCTTTGTCTGCTGGTTGCGACTACAACGGAAATACACAAGTTACAGTTGTTGATCCTCATACACACGCAAAAGAAAAAGTCACATTTATGCGACCTACGCCACAGAATGTTTATATTAAAGTAAATGTATTTGACAAAGATTTGCCAGATGACTATGAAAATTTGATAAAAAATGCAGTAATTACAAACTTTTATGGGCAAGATGAACAGATAGAAATAGCAGGCGAAGCAGTTACAAGAGCCATTATGGGACAAGATATATATGCAAGCCGTTTTCTGCCATCAATTCTTAATAAGAATATAAGCTCTTTATTATCCGTGCAAATTTCACTTGATAATCAAGTATTTAGCGATTATGTACATATCAAGATAGACAAAGAACCTTATATTGATGAAAGTAACATAACTGTCAATTTAATTGAGCCATAAGGACAAAATAAAATGTCAGATTTTAATATTGATAAAGTTATT